GGGTTGCGGCTCGGCTACGCCGGTTGCTTGGCGCAGACCTGGTTGTTGATTACGACCGGGACGCGGATGCGATGGTGCTAGTTCCTCGCCGCGAGGGCGTGGATAAGTGGTGGATCCGTGACCCGTTCGTGGGTGATGACGGTGAGCCTGTGGCTGATTTTTCCCACGTGAGCGCGGCGGCGGTTGGCGCGCATTTCGGCCTGTAGGTGTGGGTTTGACTGTCCTTGCGGGGGTCGTGACATAAGTCATGGCCCCCGCTTTTTGTGTGTTCAGCTTGCGCAACGTGTCGGGCTTGCGTTACGCTTGACCATGTTCAACGACCCGAGTTGAGCACTTTCAACACACTTTCTACTGGAAGGGAGAAGGATGGACGAGAAGCGAACCATCCACCGACTGTCCTATTCCAGCGCAGCACAGTACAGTGATTGCGCTGAGCGTTGGCGACTGTCCCGCGTGTACGGCCTGGACAAGGCGACGTACTGGGTGACCATGATGGGCACGGCGGTACACGAGGTGACGGAAGCGCGCGACCTTGACGAGGTTGGCCTCGCCACGGACAAGCATGTGCCCCTGTTGGATGAGGATGTGAACAAGGCGTTTACGTTCGCGTTCGACCGGGAGAAGGCCCGCCGCGTGGAAGCGGGCACGACGATCAACGCATCCGGTCGCGTTCTCAAGACTGGCCTCGGCAAGGGCGGCGGCCCGAACAAGAAGGATGAGGAGTGGGCGCGCCATTTCGGGCCGATCATGGTTCAGAATTGGCTGGACTGGCGGGCCGCTAACAACTACAAGATCGCCCTGTTCGACACTGCGGACGGGAAGGTGATTCCCGGTATCGAGTTGAAGGTGTCGCATCCCCTGGGCGGGTACCCGTATGTTGGGTACATTGACCGGATTCTCGTTGATGGGAATGGGGAGATGCTTGTGGTGGACTTGAAGACGGGTAATCCGCCCCAGTCTACGACCCAGTTGAAGGCGTATGCGGCGCAGTTGCGTGCGGCTGGCGTGCCGGTGGTGAAGGCCGCGTACTGGATGGGCATGGATGGTGATGTCCTGGATTGGGTGCCGATGACGACCCGGAATGATGCTTACGTGGAGACGTGGCTGAACAACGTGGGTCGCGGCTTGGAGGCGGGGATCTTCCCTGCGTCGCCGGGCATGATGTGTAAGGCGTGTCCTGTCCGAGAGTACTGCTCTGCGGTTGGTGGTGAGCGTGCGGGTGAGATTCCGCCGATCACTGGCCCTGTCGAATTTTTGGAGGTGGCGTGATGACGGTTCCCGAGCAGTCCCCGTGGCGGGATGACGTGGGTCGCGCCGTTGCTCTGGCCGTGGATACCCCGGCTGAGGTGACGGTGACAATGAAGGCTGGGGGCGGATACGACGCCCCGTGGATGGTGGTCCGTGGTTCTGTCGCGTCGGTTGAGCGCGCCCTTGAGGATGCGTTTGGCTGGCAGAACTGGGACCACGAGAAGGTTCCGTTGAGTGATGCGGTCCTGTCTCTGGCGAAGGCCCTGAATGGTAAGTGGAACGTGGTTGACCAGCTTAAGGCGCGGGTGGTCGTGGACGACGTGCCAGTTGACCTCGGTCTGCATGAGGGTGACGGTGAGCGCCCGAAGGCCCCCACGGCGGACCCGCTGGCTGCCCTGTCGGATAATGAGAAGAATATCTACAACCTGGTTGCTGACGCGCAGGATGTTCCGACGTTGCAGGAGTTGTGGCGTCGTTACGGTACGGCGATGAATAATCAGCCGGTCCTGGTGGAGGCGTGGAAGGCGCGGGGTCGTGAGCTTGCGGCCGCCGCGAAGAAGAAGGGGGCGTGACCTGTGGCTTACGAACTGGATGAGCACTGGACGGCGCTTCCGGTGGAGTTCCCCCTGAGTGTGGAGGAACTGTATGACCTTGCTATGCGGTTGCCGGATGATAGCGAGGTGATGGTCGAGGCGGATGCGTGGCGGCGCGTCCAGCTTAAGGCCCGCATGAATCCTCGCGGCTAGTCTGCGAGGCCGTTACAGGCGTTTCTAACACGGTTAGTCGCGCCGATACAGGCCCCCTGTGGGGGTTGCACAGAACAAGGACAACAAGAAAACAGATCGAACACCCCAATAGCGTGGGGTGAGAACATGGAGAAACAACATGCAGCGTGTCGTCAAGATGCCGAACACTTCCAGCTACTTCCGTGCCAAGGACGTCGAGAACGCGAGGGCCATCCTCGTTGTCCCTCACAAGGTTGAGTTCGACGTCCCCACGAACTTCAACGGCATGGCGGGCACCCGCCCCG